TTTGGTTATAAAAACTGCTGCATTGCTCAGATGATCGATGCGTTTTTAACAAAGGAGGATTGAAATGGCCGAGATTGATTATAAGACAAAATGCGAAAAGCAGAGGAAAGAGATCGAAAGACTCAAAGAGAAGTGTAAGGAAGCTGCCGAGACCATCAGGCATCTGAGAACGCAGCACATCACTGACATGCACACCCTGGGAGAAGAACGCCAGGGCAGAGAACAGATCCTGGCGTCATCTGATGCTGTAATGACCGAGATCTGCAAGAAGTACGGTGAAAAGGTCGTGGATGAGGACGGACATGAATGGGGCTACAGGGTCATCATTCCTAAGCCGGATGTGAATAAGAGGCTTCAGATCATGGCAAAGAAGGATGATGAAAAAGGTGTGCTTATCATCGGGGCCGGACTTCCGATCGAGAAGCCGAAAAAGAACCGTGCAACCAGGCGGAAGATGGCAAAGATGCAGTGAGGCACGATTATGAGGGGGCGAAAGCCCTCTTTTTTTATGCTATGAAGAAATAAAGGAGTGACATGACATGGCTGGTAACAGCGAGGGTACAGCGAAGAAGAGTACCAAGAAGAAAACTACAGACGGAACAAAGAAAAAGCGTGGAGCCGGCAAGCCTTTTCAGCCGGGGCAGTCCGGAAATCCATCCGGAAGGCCGAAGATCCCGGAGGATGTGAAACAGGCGTTCAAGGAAGCATCGATGGATGCTTGCAATACCCTCATCTCTATTGCGAATGACAAGACTGCAAAGGACGCTGACCGGGTAAGAGCTGCTGAAGCAATCCTGGATCGTGCATGGGGCAAGCCTACTCAGGCCCTGGATGTTGAAGCGCATAACATTCCTCAGATCGTCTTTGTGGGGGCTGATGATGTCGCAGATTAAAGTTGACATACCGGCCCTGGTCGGCGGAGGTTACGGCAAGTTCTGGAAGTTCAAAGGACGTTACCGGGTCTGCAAAGGATCTCGTGCATCCAAGAAGTCAAAGACAACGGCACTCAACCTTATGATGCGCCTGGAACAGTACCCAGAAGCTAATCTGGCTGTATTCAGGAAGGTTTACGACACATTAAGGGATAGTTGTTGGGCTGACCTCAAATGGGCCGCAGAACGGCTGAAAATCGGTGACAGGTGGGATTTTACAGTCTCACCTCTGGCCGCAACAAATAAGTACACCGGGCAGAAGATACTCTTCAGAGGCTTGGACAAAGCTGAGAAGGCTGCATCCATGACAGTCGCAAAGGGTTATCTCTGCTGGGCGTGGCTGGAGGAAGCTTATGAGATCGATGACGAGGAAGAGTTTGACAAGATAGACGATGCTATCAGAGGTGAATTGCCGGATGGATATTTCCATCAGCTCACCCTCACCTTCAATCCCTGGAGCGAATCAACCTGGCTGAAGCGGAAGTTCTTTGACATACAGGACGATGAAATCCTGGCAATGACAACGAATTACATGTGCAATGAATGGCTGGCTGAAGGAGATCTTCTGAGGTTCGAGAAGATGAAGATCACGAATCCGGCCCGATACAGAGTTGCCGGCCTGGGCGAATGGGGCATTGACGGTGAAGCAGTCTTTGAAGAGTGGGTCAATGACGAGGCGAATTACATCACCAGGGTCAATACTCACGTCATAGAGCCGTTTGAGATTCCTAAAGACTGGAGGATCTACCGGGGTTTCGACTTCGGATATGCAAAGCCGTTTTCTGTCGGCTGGTATGCAGTGGATCATGACGGCGTTCTTTATAGGATCCTGGAGCTTTACGGCTGCACTGAGAAGCCGAATACCGGAGTCAAGTGGAGTCCGGATCAGATCTTTCAGAAGATCCATGAGGTTGAACAGGATCACCGGTGGCTCAAAGGCAAACAGATCTTCGGTATTGCAGACCCTTCCATCTGGGATGCTTCACGAGGCACGGCGATAGTCGAGATGGCCGCAAGGGAGAAGGTGTTCTTTGAAAAGGGAGATAATCACCGAATATCCGGCTGGATGCAGTGTCATTACCGGCTGAGGTTCGATGAGAACGGAATCCCGATGTTCTACTGCTTTAAGACGTGCAAAGAGTTTATCCGGACTATTCCGCAGCTCAAATACGATGAACACAAGGTCGAGGATATTGACACGGATCTGGAAGATCATATCGCTGACGAGTGGCGTTATGTCTGCATGGCAAGGCCGATAGCACCGCCTGAGCCTGAAGCAGAAAAGCCGAAGCCTTATGATCCCTTATCTGATGATGATACAAAGTATGGTGAATACGATTGGTATAGGAGGTTCTAAATGCCAAGAACATTTTTCGGAGCATTGCCCGGAGTCAATGCACCTGAAGAGGATGCGAGTCAAATCAAGCTGCTTCAGGGAAAACAGTCCGTTATAGGCCGAGACGAGATCCGCAAGGCTGCATCCATCCTTCAGGAGTACAAGGAAGGCAAGCAGCACCTGGAGCAGAGACTTGTCGAGGACGAGCAGTGGTACAAGCTGAGGCACTGGAAGGCTATCAGGAGCAAAGAAAGTAAGGATGGCAAGGCAAAGAAAGTCGAGCCGGAGGCAACATCCGCCTGGCTGTTCAATTCCATTATCAACAAACACGCAGACGCTATGGATAACTACCCGGAGCCTGTAGTTCAGCCGAGGGAAAGATCTGATGAAGAGACCGCAAAGCAACTTTCGGAAGTGCTTCCGGTCATCATGGAATACAACGATTTTGAACAGGTCTATTCCGATGCCTGGTGGAGCAAGCTGAAGCACGGTACATCAGTCTACGGCGTGTTCTGGAACCCTGATAAAGATAACGGCCTGGGTGACATTGATATTAAGGAGCTGGATCTTCTCAAGATCTTCTGGGAGCCTGGCATTATGGATATTCAGAAGTCGAAGAACCTGTTCATCGTTGAGCTGGTTGATAACGATGTTCTGAGATCCTTATATCCTCAGCTTAAAGCAGACCCTGGCAATGTCGTTGATGTCACAAAGTATATTTACGATGACACGGTTGACACGTCAGATAAGTCCGCAGTCGTTGACTGGTATTACAAGGTTAAATCACCGAATGGCAAGACAGTCCTTCAGTATGTGAAGTTCGTGGGAGATACTATCCTGTACGCTTCGGAGAACGAGCCTGAATACGCTCAGACCGGATTCTATGCTCACGGCAAATATCCTCTGATATTCGATGTGATGTTCCCGGAAGAAGGAACACCGGTCGGATTCGGATATGTCGCTATCTGCAAGGATCCTCAGCTCTACATTGATAAGCTCTCAAGCTATGTCCTTGAAGCTGCAATGATGAACGTCAAGAAGAGATTCTTTGTATCAGAGTCGGCCAACATCAACGAGTCGGAGTTCCTGGACTGGACTAAGCCTTTTGTGCATGTTGCCGGAGACGTGGATCAGTTAAAGCTTCGTGAGATCCTGACTCAGCCGGTTGATAATTCAGTCCTCAATATCCTTCAGATGAAGATCGAGGAGATGAAGGACACGGCATCGAACAGAGATGTCAATTCCGGAGGCACTGGATCCGGCGTTACTGCTGCATCTGCAATAGCAGCTCTTCAGGAAGCCGGCAACAAGGTATCACGAGACATTATCTCTGCATCCTACAGGGCCTATACCAGACTTGCTGATCTGTGCGTTGAGCTGGTATCGCAGTTCTATGATGAAGGCCGCACGTTCAGGATCACCGGCCCGAATCCCGGCTCTTATGAGTTCATAGAGTTCAGCAATGAAGGTCTCGGAGAACAGGAGATCTTAGACAGCCAGGGCGCACCCATCACTGATGAGCTGGGCGTTCCTTATGTCCGTAAGCCTATCTTTGACATCAAGATCAAGGCTCAGAAGAAGAATCCGTTCAGCCGGATGGAAGAAAACGAGAGAGCCAAAGAGCTGTTCTCAATGGGATTCTTTAATCCGGAGAAGGCTCAGGAGGCCCTTATCGCCTTAGACATGATGAATTTTGAAGGCATTGATAAAGTCCGTGAACAGGTGCAGCAAGGAGAAACGCTGCTCAATATGGTGAAGGATATGTCGGCCCAGCTTGCAGCGATTAATGCAGCATTAGGTATTGCAACACCTCAAGGGGCCGGCGCAAGCGTTGGGGGAAGCGTTGGATCCCCGGCTCCGGCCAGCACTCCGATGACCGATGGGATAATGCAGAGCCAGGCACCTCTTCAAGGTTACGCTCAGAGACTTGCACAGCGTTCCACGCCTTCAATGAATGTGACATCAAATGCCGCAAATCCTGGAGCATAACATGACTACCATATATTTCACTCAGGCAAAGGATGAATACATCGTCTCTGCCAAAGAACATGCCGGAGATCCGCTTATATGCGCCGGCATATCCGCTATAATGTGC